GGGAGCAAGGCAATTGTGACTAACAAAACAAGTGCTGATGCTGTAAAAACTCAAACCGTTGTTCCTCAGGATTATAGTACTACAGACTATTCTCCCTGGGGTGATGATAACTTGTTCCCTCAGAATGTCCTGAAGGACCTTGAATTAAACTCAATAGCCCTTCGTGCCCTGGAAAAGCGCAAAACAGTTCACTTCGGCCGTGGGATCATTGTTTACAGAGAAGTTAAAGATGCAGCCGGTGTGGCTCAACGGCAACCGGTCGAAGATCCTGATGTTTTGGAATTCTTCCGCATCAACAGAATGAACCTGATTTGGATTGACCTGATCGGAAGCCTTGAAATGTTCGCTAACGGCTGGATTGAATTCATCCTCAATAAAGGCAAAGACAGAATTAATAAGGTATATGTCAAAGACCCGGCCTATTGCCGTGTTTCCAGAATGGTTGAACCGTCTTTCCGGATTCAAAAGCTCTTTTATTCGGCACAATGGGAGTTAAATCCTGCAAAGAATCCAGGGATCCTTGCAGAAATCCCAATGTTTGATCCATTGGCCTATGATGGGATAAGGTATAAGGACCCGAATTTCGCATATCCGGTATTTTACCGGTCCTTCAACAAAAGCTACTACCATACTACCGTATGGAACGGGATCCGCGCCGGTGGTTGGATGGATATCGCAAACAAGGTGCCCCGCTTAAAGCAGGCCATCATGGCGAATCAGATGACCATCAAATATCATATTGAAGTGCCTGATGATTATTTCATGAACCGCTATCCATCCCCAGACTTTACTAAAGATCAGAGAGAGTCCAAAAAGAAGGAATTACTTGAGGAAATGGATGCTTTCCTCAGTGATGTGGAAAATAGCGGAAAATCTTTTGCAACCTTCACATTTTACAACAAGTTCAAAAATGAGTATGTATCCGGCTGGAAGATCAATGTAATTGATAATAAGCTCAAGGATGATGCTTATTTACCGGATAGCCAGGCTGCAAACTCTGAAATCCTCTTCGCCATCGGTGTGGATCCCTGCCTGATAGGAGCGGGGATACCTGGCGGTGCCCTCGGAGCAGGCAGCGGATCTGATAAACGCGAAGCGTTTTGGATGCTCAACGCTGAGATGGGCGTTTACCGGCAAATTTCCCTGGAACCGTTGTATTTCATCCGTGATTTCAATAAATGGGACCCGGCTATCCGATTTGATTATGTGACCGTTGACACTTCTCAAACCCAGGATCAGCATCCTACAAAGACAGAAAAACGAATTGATCAAAACCAGGTATAATGAAATTGATACAGTCCATCGATCAGGTCAGAGCATACAGTGCAATCAATGTCTCGGTAACACTAGACCTCTTGCTTCCATATCTGTCGGAAAGCGAGCTTTTATTCATCCGACCGGTCATAGGTAAAGAATTTCTTAATGCCCTGGCTGATAACAAAGATACTCAGGAAGATATCTGGATCCAGGCGCTTGATCTGGTTCGCAAACCTTTGGTGCTTTATGGCCTGTATCTTGGTATTGATGAAATCGGGGTAAGTATCTCCGGGCAGGGTGTTCAGGTTATCGGTACACAGACTCATACTCCGGCACCTCAGTACAAAGTCGCAAACCTGAAGGAAAACCTCATGCGCAGGGCGCATGCAGGTTTGGATAATTTGTTGGAATTCCTGGAAGCAAACAAATCCTCCTTCGAATCATTCAAACCGCTCGACAGCGGCCTTTTTATCCGAAATGCTATTGAATTCTCAAAATACGTCGATATCCGCAGTTCCAGAAGATTGTTCCTGGTACTGCTTCCGATAATCCGTTCTGCAGAACAGAAGTTTATCCGGCCCATCCTGGGTGATGCCATGTTTGATGCTCTTAAAACTGCAATGCAAGGATCTTCTGATATCTCAGAAGACTATAAACTGCTGATCGAGCAGATCAGGCCTTGCCTTGCTCATCTTACCATGGCCCGGAGTCTGGATGAAATTTCAATTGACATCCTTGATTGGGGCGTTTTCGCCAATGCCGAAAGCACCTTTACCAATATCACTACCAAGCAGACCGCTAATCGTGAGAGGATCCTCACCATGCAAAAGTCAAATCAATTGGATGGTGACAGCGAATTGAAATCCCTGCAGCTTTTCTTAGACCGAAACGCTTCTGACAGCAAGTATCAGCAGTATTTTACTTCTGCCTTGTACAGCGCTCCGGATACGTCGGGTACAAGGAACCAATATGTTAATGACAAAACCAAAAGCCTGTTTTTTGCATGAATCAGTCAAGCTGGGTTAGTGAATTAAGTAACGTGGTCGGTATCATAACTGCACCGGTTGCCTTGTATTTCGTGATTCGCCTGGTCAATAAAATAGACCGATTGGCTAAAGAAATCCGCGAGGTTGCCATATACAATGCCAAGAACAGTGTGCATTGCGTGGATATCCATAAGGATATTGCAACCCACCTTGATTTGCATGATGCACAGATCAAAGAGATCGGCACCGATATAGATGATCATGAAGGCAGGATCGTCAAGATTGAAACGATTATTAAAGAAAAATAGAACACCATGAAAGAACGAATCTTTAAAAGCTGGAGAACATCAGTGCTTGGAATTGGCCTGATCCTAATCTCTATTGTTGCCGTATTTTTGGGAAAAGCAACGTTAACGGAAGCCGCCCTGGTGCTTCCCGTTGCCTTTACCCTGATGTTTATCAAGGATCCATCAAAGTACCTGGACAAATGAAAAAGTTCATTGTCCTGATCTTACTGGCCGTAATGATGGCTTCCTGCATGACTGAACAGAAAGCCAGGAAACGCTTTCCCTGCCCAAGTCTTACGTTTTTCAAGATACAGAGAGATACCATAGAAAAGCTCAAGGTTGTTGAAACGGTGATCCCTGCCGATAGCGGTTGGATAAAGGCATTAATCCAATGCGATAGTAATGGTCAGGCGTTCATCCGACAGATCCAGGAATTGAAGAACGGCAGAAAAACCAAGCCTTTCATTAAAATCGGTAATGATAACGTCATTACTGCCGGCGCTTCGGTTGATTCCCAGGCCGTTTATACGGCTTTCAAGGAAAGGTTTGTCCGTGAAACATCGGAGAAGATCATTCAGCTCCCGGCTAAGGAAATCAAATTTGTACCAAAATGGATACAGTTTTTTGCCTGGTCCGGTGGAGTGGCCTGGGGTATCGTGATATTGTTATTAGGTATTCAGTTATTTAAGATCGCAAGAAAAGTATGGCCAATATAAATCTGTATTTCCCTAAAGTGGTTGCCTTTGAAGGCGGTTTTGTCATGGATCCCGATGATCATGGCCATGAAACCAACATGGGTATAACACTTACTACATGGAAGTCGATGGGATATGACAAAAACCGTGATGGCATTATTGATGGAGAGGATATCCGCTTGCTAACCAGGGATGATGTTCTGATGGTTCTTAGACGTGGGTTTTGGAACCGGTGGCAGGCAGACCTGATAAATAACCAATCCATTGCCGAGCAATTAGTGGATTGGACCTGGACAAGCGGGAAATGGGGCATAATTTGGCCGCAAAGACTGTTAAGTATAAAAGCAGATGGCATTGTGGGAAACTACACCCTCGCATCCGTGAATTCAGCTTCACCCGCCGAATTTCATTCAAAGGTGCATAATGCAAGGGTATTGTTCTCTCAGGAAATATGCCGCCGGGACCCATCCCAGGAGAAGTTTCTCAAGGGATGGCTGAATCGGATCCATACATTTAAATTTCAACAATGAATATCGTTCAAATTGATTCAGTCAGTTGCAACCTTCCTTCAACATGGAATGAACTGACCAAGAAACAGCTTCTTTATCTCTCTAAACAATTTCAGAAAGGGATTTCGGTAGTGGATTTTAAAGTACAGGCCTTATATGAGCTGCTGACCGTTAAAAAGAAGCTGTTTTTCAGGATTCATCCTGAAGATGCTCATTTCCTTTGCCAAACTCTTGACTTCCTGCTTAAGGACGTTACCTTGACAAGGAATGTGATTCCGGTAATCTGGCACCGGTTTCATAAGTATTACGGACCAAGCGATACCATGCTGCATTGTTCCTTTGGTGAATTCACCAGAGCGCACAGCCGGCTTGATCTGTATTTCGAGACCAAAAATGAAAAGTTTTTGGATGAAATCGTGGCGATCCTTTACAGACCCAAGAAGTATGCTTGGTGGATCCGTAAGCATTTTTCCAATTCCAGGGATCCCCGCAGAAAGCTTCATGATCTTTCTCTTAGAAACCGTACAGCAGCGTTTCGAGCGCTTGATCCGGTTCTCAAATACGGAGTGCTGCTGTTTTTCACAGGCGTTCTTAACAGCCTGCCGAACCAATTTCCAAACGTGTTCCGAAGGCGGGAAGATTCCGAAGAAAGCAAGCACGGCTGGGTGCCCCTGGTCATATCCCTGGCTGATGGCAAAACCGATGATGAAAGCCTGGAAAGGGTTTTGAACTCCAATTTGTACAATGTTTTCTTTGGCCTGGAACAAAAGGCCACGGAATATTTCAAATTCCTTGCAGAAAGTAAGCGCCATGGGTAATTTCAACGTAACCGAATACCTACAGTATTACAGAAGTATTGCCACATTACATCCCTCGATCAATGGCTTTTATACGATGGATATCAACGAAGTCCTTGGCGACCTTCGCAGCGGCATGAAGTATCCGGCATTGATCCTGAATTCAGTGAACGGCTTTCTTTCCAGGAATCTGTCTGCAGATAATACGCAGAACTTAGTAAAGGCCGGATTCATGGTCATTGATCATGTGGACTCAGTGGATGATTTCCAAAAAGAAATGCAGATCCTTGGAGACACCTTCGATACCTGTATTGATATCCTTACCAAACTGATGAAGGATGCCCAGTGCGGCACATTCATCCGCAAACTTGATGTTGATTCCATCAAGTATGAAATGCTTGGACCCGTTTTTGACAACGATTTTGGATTCATGTTCACCTTTGACCTGAGGTTCTTTATTTCTGACTTATCCTATAAGCCTGACCGCTGGCTCAGCGAGCCTAAAGAGATCATGGCCGGTTTCCAGGGATAAGTGTCCTGTCCTTTATTTTAACTACCCACGCTGTTTACTTTACAGCATGGATAATGTATTAGGCTCCAAGAGTGAAACAGGTTCAAAACTTTTAGCAAAAAGTGAACTTGAAATTGCCGATGCCTGGGCAAAGATTACCATCAAACGATGGCTGAAGAAGATCCAGGGCATGAAGATCGGCAGCAGCGGAGAACTTGCCAAAAGTTTCCTGTTTGATGTGATTTCATCGGCCCAGGGCGATCTGGTGAAGATCGATTTTGCCTTTAATTATTACGGAAAGTTTATTGATATGGGGGTTGGCCGTGGCACTTCACTTGGAGATGTCAAGGAAAACACGACTTCCCGCAGGCTGGATGGCAAAATGCTTGGAAACAGGAGAAGACCCAAGAAATGGTACTCAAAGACCTTTCATGCTGAAGTCATGAAACTGTCCGAGATCCTCTCCGAGCAATGCGGTCGCAAAGGGGTAATAGTCATTTGCGAGAATATTAACGATAATTCTATTACTTAATGGCAAATCAGAATGAAACTGCAAGGGCAACCGTCATACTGAACGGCCAGCAAGCCAATGCAACCCTTAAAGACCTTGAGGCCGCAGCCAGGGCGCTGAATTCAGAAATCCGGAAACTCCCGGTTAATTCTTCAGAATTCACTAAGAAAACGGAAGAGTTTCAAAAGGTAAAATCCCGGATTTCAGAAGTCAAGAACGAAATTAACGGGACCGCCGGGGCCATGAGTAAGATGGCCGATGCTGCCAATAAGTATTTCCAGCTCATAACCATGGTCGGTGCTGCCCTTTATGGTGTGGGCGCATCCATTGTGGGCTTGCTGCAGGGCAATGCAAAACTGGAAGATTCTCTGGCCGATATTCAGCGAACCAGTGGCATGACAGCCGATCAGGTAAGAAACCTGAATAAGGAATTTGGAAAACTCGATACCCGTACTTCCCGGCAGGATCTTCGGGATATGGCCTATGTGGCCGGTCAGCTGGGCATTGCCACAGATCAGATATTCGGGTTTGTCAATGCCGTAGATAAAATGAACATTGCCCTGGGTGATGAGATCCAGGGTGGGGCACAGGAAGTTGCCCGCAGTATGGGTACGCTTCGCAATGTGCTTACCGATATGCGTACCACAAATGTCGCAGGAGATATGCTCCGCATTGGCAATGCCATCAATGCCCTTGGAGCTGCAGGGTTCGCCACGGCCCCTCAGCTGGTGGACTTCGGATCCCGGATCGGCGGGGTAGGGGTAAACCTTGGTCTGACCTGCGATGAAGTCCTGGGACTTTCCGCTACACTGGCGGAACTGGGCGTAAATACCGAGAGAGGCGGCACCGCCGTGGTCAAGATCCTGCAGAAAATGACCACCAATACCGTAGAATTCGCCAAAGTGGCTGGAATGCCAATGAAGGAATTTTCCGATCTGGTAAATAATGATCTGTATGGCGCCCTGATCAAAGTGATGCAAGGTTCAAAGCTTTCCGGAGACAGTGCCATCGCCCTGGGTAAGATCATCAAGGATATGGAAATATCCGGAGTTGGAGCTTCTGAAGTGTTTGCCAAAATGGGCAACAATACCGCCATGCTTGCAGAGAAAACTGCTTTGGCCGGTAAAGCCCTCCAGGGCACAGATTCCATCATGAATGAATTCAACATTAAGAATGCAACCCTGGGCGCAACGCTTGACAAATTAGGCAAGGCGTTTTATGGTCTGATCACCATGCCGAAAGTAACGCAGTTTTTCAAGGATGTTGCCGGTTCAGCATTGGAGCTTGTCGGCTGGTTTAAGCAGCTTCCGCAAACTATTGAAAAATATAGTGTTTCTCTGACAGTCTTAACCGGCCTTACACTGGCGTGGATCGCTGCTAAGACCAGATCATTGCAGGTTGCCATTTATAATAACCTGACTTTAAAGGAAGGAATCCTCCTTAAAGCCAAGGATGCAATAGTGCTGGAATATCTTATTGTCAAAGAGCAATTATATACCATTTGGAAAGGCAATGGCACTATTGCAACCAAGGCAGCGGCAACCGCCCAACTGCTTTGGAACGAGGCAATGAAAGCAAATCCCATTGGGCTTCTGATTACTGCTGTAACCGCCCTTGTTGCCGCAGTCAAGGCCTATGACAAATATAATTCCGATGCTATTACCCTTGAAAAGATGAAAGCCGGAGTAACCATCTTGCTGGCCAATGCCAACAAGAAGCTCGAAGATTCCTATACCAAGCTTGAAAGTCAGATCCGGTCCTTGAACCAGCTTTCGGCACAGGAAAAAAAGGACCTGCAGGATAAACTTGCTCTTACGGTTAAAAGTGCCGAAGCTGAACTGCTTCTGATGGAAGCAAAGCAAAAGGCAATTGGCAAGCAGGCGGCCAAACCTACTCTTTGGCAAACCGGGCAGCTTTTCGTTAGCGATCAATCCAAGCTGGATGAAAATTTCGCATACTATTCCTGGAAGAACCAACAGGAAGCCATGGAGCCGTTCAATGAAGGCATTACCACCCTTAGAAACAACCTTGGCAAGCTGAAAGGTGAAAAGCAGCAGCTTGATCAGATCCTCTATGCTGAAGATTTCGGCGATAAGATCACCGCCAAAAGCTTTGATGCGCTTGAATTGAAGCTTTCAAAATATCAGACCGCCCTTCGTGCTACCGAAGCCAGCACGGAGGATTTCATTCGGATACAGAATAAAATCAAGGGCGTGATGAAGGACCTGTCTCAGTTTGACCGCAGCGATCCAACTGTCGATCCATCCAAGGCTAAGGATTCAGCCAAGTACATGACCGGTATTCTTCAGGCCTTGATGGATGTTCGGGCAAGGTTATTACAGAGTGAACTGGATAGGGAATTAGCCATGGAAGAAGCTGCCCTCTCTGAAAAACTGTCCAAGATTACAGGGAATACCAAAGCCGAAGCCGAGCTTCGCAGACTTCTAACCGAAGAATCGGCAAATAAGCTTAACGCTATTGGCAAAAAGTATGCTGATAACGATTTCCGTGAGGCATATAACCTGGAACGTCAGATCAAAGAAGCGAAGCTTGCCCTGATGGATGAATATTCACCCGAATATTTAACCCAGGTTCTTGAAATGCTTGATGCTGAAATGCAGCTTCAGCTTCGCAGCGCCGATCTGACCGAACAACAGAAAGCAAAAATCCGTGAGATCTATGCCTTGAAGGAAACCAAGGCATCCGGGGATTTTATAGATAAGGGTCAAACCAAGGATATCAAGTTTGATGAAGAACTTGCCGGACTTAAGCTTAAATGTGAATCAGACCTTGCCCGTGGCAAAGAGAAGATTGCACTTGAAGTACAGGAGAAGTACCGCAAGATCCTCTTTGATAATGTCAATGATGAAGCCAAGATCAACCGGATCAAGGAGCAGATGGCAGCGGAAACCGCCGCCCGTATCGCCGAATATTCAAGGAAATCCTATGAAAAACTTGCCCAGGATATAATAGGGCTGGCCGGATCGGCCATCACTCAGCTTCAAAATCTCAATCAGCTTCGTACAGATCAGGAGAATGCCGCACTTCAACGGGATGAAGCTGCCAACAATAAGAAGAAAGAAAATTATCAGTGGCAGCTTAGCAATAAGCTCATTTCTCAAAAGCAATATGACGATAAAGTCAAGGCCATGGATGATGAACTTGACCGTAAGAAAAAGAAAATGGCCTATGATCAGGCGCGAAGGAATAAGCAGATTGCAC